CTACAACTGCAGTAACTGTTGCAGGTACATCAGCAGGTTACACATTTGGTGTTGCTTCAACATCAATCATTGCTACTTCTGCAGAAGCAGGAGATAAAATCTCAGGTACAGGCGTTGCATCAGGTGCAAAGATTACATCTTTGGTTACATCAGGTTCAACTACTACAATCACTGTTGACACTGCTAACACAGCAGCAGTAACAGCGACAACCGTTGTAACAGTAACTCCAGTAGTTGCTAACTACCGCACAATTCTTGCTGGAAAGCAAGCACTTGCTGAGGCAGTTGCACAGGAGCCAAACGTTATCATCGGACCAGTCGTTGACCGCTTGATGCGTTTCCGTCCTATCGGTTGGTACGGAGTCCTCGGATTCTCACTATACCGTCAGGCTGCGTTATACCGCATTGAGACTGGTTCATCAATCCAGTCATAATTTGATAGTAGAGGGCGGGAGTTAGTTTCCTTTCGCCCGCCCTCTGCGCTTAAAAGGAGAATAAATGGCACAGTACAAGTTTGTACCACCCACAGTATTTGAAACACCTATAGCGTGGGATAGACTGTTTATTCGTTACGGTATCCACCGTGGAGTATCTGTCCTTATGATTGATGGGCTATACTCTAGTTATCGCTTCCCAGCACAGACAGACATTGCAGCATCCTCTGAACACTATCTAGGTGGACACGAGTACACTATTGATGAGGCAACTAAAAACCGCCTAACCGATGCCTCTATCGGTGGCGTATACGGGGAGAACATAACAGCACTATGAGTCTACATCAGAGAACCCAGCACCCTGAGTTTGTTGAAGGCTGCTTTGGTTGCAAGATTAGTACATTAGAATTAGGCACTGGCGATGCAGGTCGTGCAGAAAATATGCCACAAAAGAAATGGAACAAAGAGTTAGACCTTTACAAGTCTGCTCGTGAGCAAGGTATACAACCTGCAGGCACATCTACAAAACAAATTCAAACAGCAATAGATGCTTCCAACAAAGTTGGCAAAGCATTTGATGCCAATACGGGAGGATTTAAGGGATGACAGCCATCGTAGGTATTCAGGGAAAAGGCTGGGCAGTTATAGCAGCAGATTCCATGACTACCTATAATGACAAGCCATACTTTTCCAAAAGTTTTGAAAAGGTAACACGCAAGGGTGATTATGTATTTGCCTTTGCAGGTGATGCCATTGCTGGCAATATAGCGAATTTTATATGGGCACCACCCAAGGTGATAAAGACAGTGCCTACGGATATATTTATACAGACAAAGGTTCTACCTTCCTTGCGTGAAGTTATGCGAGAGAACAGTTACACACCAGATACAGCCGATAAAGATGCTGGCTTTGATGCTCTTATCTGTTTAAACGGAATTATCTACGAAGTAGACCAGGACTATTTATGGTCAAGGGATGACCGTGGATTGTACGCAGTAGGAAGCGGTGGCTCAATAGCACTGGGTGCATTAGCCACTGGCTTCAACAAGAACTCTATGAAGGCTGCAGAGTTCGCAGCACGCAGGGCAATTAAGATTTCTGCCGACTACACAATTAGTGTTGGTGGAGATGTCAAAGTCATAACACAAAAGGGGAATATCATGGCAGCACCAAAGAAGATTGCAAAGAAGGCAGCGTATGCAGCCTTTGAAAAGACTGAGCCTAAGGGCCAGAAGAAGATGGAACTTAAGAAGGGCGAATCAAAGGCTCAGGTTAAGAAGGAAGTTTCAAAAGGAATGTCCATGCTCAAGAAAAAGGGCAAGTAATCATGTGCTCTACATGCGGCTGTGGGAGTACCCAAGTCAACCAAGACGACAACTTTGGAACAGTTAACCCATACGGGATTGGTGGCCGTGACGTTAATACGCCACCTGTTGAAATCAAAGGAAACAAATAAGGAGTAAGTAATGGCAACTGGATATGACGGAAGTACACTCGTAGCAGAATTAAATCGGCTTGCTAACTCAGGCACATACCCAGCCCGTACTGCCTTCCTAGAGGCACCAGGGGCTGCTAATGCCTATGCTGGCACAACTGGCAAGGACCTATTAGGAGCACTTAACTACAAGGCTAGTGCATCTCGCCAGCCAAATGACTACAAAGGTTTAAACGCAGTATGCAACGAACTTGCTGGCACCACTGGTAAGTCAGCAGTATCAGCCTTAAGGAGCATTAACCTGTGAGCACTCTTGAACAGATGACTGACCGTATTGAGACACTTCTCCACGGCTACAGCATGAACACTGAATCAACCACTTGGCTAACTGCTGCTATCACTGATGCAGTAACTACCAGCATCGCAGTTAATGATGCAAGCGTTGTTAGCCGTGGCTTTGCACAAGTAGGCGATGAACTCATGTATGTCAATAGCACCAACAACATTGATAACGTGTTAACCCTAGCCCCATGGGGGCGCGGTCAGCGTGGCTCAGTTGCTGCTACACACGATAACCTTTCTAAGGTTATTACTGCTCCAGTCTTTCCACGTTATGAAATCAAGAAAGCAATTAACGATTCACTTAACTCTGTCTATCCTCAAGTCTTTGGCATAGGCCAGTATCAATTCAGTTACATTGCTGCTCGCACAACCTATGATATTCCAGATGCAGTTGAGAATATCCTTTCAGTTACTCACGCAGTTATTGGTCCATCTAAAGAATGGCTACCAGTGCGTGCATGGCAAATTGATAGAACTGCTAATCCAACAGCCTTTGGCGATGGTACTAACTTTGGGCACAGCCTAAGCGTGTATTCACCAATCGTTCCAGGGCGATTAGTTAACGTGGCTTATGCCAAGCGCCCAACACTTTTTGATATTAACTCTACAGCAACACAAGAAATGTCAACCATTACTGGCATACCAACTTATGCAGAAGATGTGCTCATCTATGGTGCAGCCTTTCGTATGGTTTCATTCCTTGACCCTGCACGTTTAGGTCCATTATCTGCAGAAGCAGATGTACTTGATAACCAACGTGGACCAGGCAGTGGTGCTAATGCAGCACGTTTCCTGTTCAATGTTTACAACACTCGTTTAAACGAAGTGGCGGAGAACATGCGCCGTCAATTCCCAATTCGTTCACACTATCAGAGATAAGGCACCCACATGGCAGCAGGCGACCCAGGCGTACTCAAGCGGAACTTTTCCGCTACAGCAATTCAAACATCGCTGGTTAACTCTATTACATCAGCAGCAACTGGTGATACAACAACAAGCGTTGCCGTTGTATCTGTCAGCGGTTTTCCATCAACGGTTCCTTACACACTTATCCTTGACCCAGATGGGTCCAAAGAAGAAGTAGTAACGGTAACGGCTGCAACATCTACAACCCTTACTATTACCCGTGGACAAGATAATACTCAGGCTGTTTCTCATGCTGCTGGTACATCTGTGCGCCACGGTGTATCTGGTCGTGACTTTAAAGAAGAACAAACTCATCAGGCTGCTCGCGGTTATGACAATGATACAGCCATTCTTGCCTCTGCTGGACTAACACATATCCACGGGCTTGCAGCCAACGATGGCAATGTAGTTGGTTCACTTCAAGCAGTTACTCTTACACGCAAGACTCTTACTACTCCTACTATTAACGGTGCAACCCTTACGGGTACAGTAAGTTCAACAGCATCTATTGTTGTTAGCGGTGCTGGAACTATTACTGGTCTATCTAGTGCAGGTATGGTTTCATCATCTGCAGCCCCTAAGGATTACGTTGACTCTATTCTTGGTTCAGCAACCGCTGCCTCTACTTCTGCCACAAGCGCAGCCACAAGTGCCACCAGTGCAGCAACCTCTGCTACCTCAGCAGCAACCAGTGCCACTTCTGCAGCAACAAGTGCTTCCTCTGCATTAACCTCTGCAACTTCTGCAACAACCAGTGCTTCTAGTGCTTCAACTTCTGCAGCATCGGCTCTTACAAGCCAGACTGCTGCTGCCACGTCAGCAACAAGTGCTGCAACGTCTGCCACTAGCGCGGCAACGTCTGCCTCATCTGCTTTAACAAGTCAAACTGCAGCAGCGACAAGTGCTACATCTGCTTCAACTAGCGCAACATCTGCTGCAGCATCTGCAACAGCAGCGGGTACTTCTGCTACATCGGCTGCTGCCAGTGCAACCGCTGCTGCTACTTCTGCTACCAGTGCTGCTGCCAGTGCAACTGCAGCAAGTACAAGCGTAACTAGCGCAGGTGTTAGCGCA